ACTACTCGTCCTATATGGTCAGGGTCATGGTGTTGGAACGCTTCAAATCTTTTATACGTTTCTGGCTTGATAGTTCGCCAGTTGCCTGTATACGGCATTAAATTTCGAGGAAAAGACAAACCAATACTTTCAGACCGTTTCTCTTTAATATTTTTCTTTAGCAACTCTCTTCTTACTTGTAGATGATTTGCCTTTTCGCCGAAATAAGTAAAAATGTTTCCTTTATGCCCACAGGAGAAGCAACCAAAGATACCTGTAATACGATCAATTCTCATACTAGGGTTTCTGTCTGCGTGCTCTGGATTAAGACAACTTACTAAGCAGTCGCCTCCTTTGGGTATAAAGTAAATATTTCTAGATGTTAATAGTTCTTCTACTGTCATCGGCCAATGTCCTGTACGTTTTCTCTACTAATTACTTGGTAAGCACCTTTATTGTATGCAGGTGCGATTGTATACTTTGAGTCTAGCTTATGTCTAGCAGTGAGTGTTGTGTCTGCTCCTGATACATCTGCGGATTTATACTCTTTAGTTTCTCTACGGTATACACTGGTCTCTATTAGAGGCTGGAACTTAGGTGTGTATCGCTTTGCTTTAGGTAATGCTTTTCTCTTTCTACCTGAGCTAGTGTGTCGTAAACTACCGAATGTAAGTGCCAAATGCTTTTCTCCTTTTAAGTATCCGTATATTATACGCATGAAAAGTTAAAAAGTCAAGAAATATTTTAAAGATCGTGAATATCTTCGCCTGTCTTGTGCGTAGAATCTTCCTTTTCTTTAGGAGTGAGTGCAGACTCAGGGCCAATCTTAAGGGTGTCCCAGTCTACTGTGGATGTGAAGGACTTCATAGAAGCTGATCGCATCTTTACACAGTTCAAAGTGATACAGGCATCTTCATGATCCCACGTTTCTAGTGCATAGGCCGCATCTGCCGCATCAAGGATGCCTTTAGCAAAACGAGCTTCTCCACTTGCATCTGTTTGATAAGGTGTAAATACTGTACAATCATATTCTTGTGCCATAGACTTCAACGCTTTACTTACTTCGATTTGCTCTGTCCAGTCATACTGGCCTCCACGAGAAGGCAAGCTCGACCGCTTTACTTGGTTAATATAGTCCACAATGATGATACCAACATTGAGAGGCTTGACTTTTTTGTCAAGCTCTGCACGAATCTTGGAGAGGGTGAGAGAAGGATCGTAGACAACATCAAGCTGTTGAGTCGGGAGAAGCTCTCCAACCTGCAACTTGTCATGAAACTTGTCAAAATCACGGTGTTCTTTATATTCGTTCAAGCGGTCTTGCCCAGAAACAAAACGATTTGCCCACCAAGTAGCAACCTTCTCCCACTCGACTATACTAAGATTCTTAGTACGGAGGCGTGAAAAAGGGACTTCTGTGGCTATGGAACAACATCGTTGAAGGATGGATCGACTATCCATTTCTATAGTGAAATAGATAGCCGATTTACCAGTTTTGATAACACTATTGGCAATGTTAGCACAAATAACAGATTTACCTGCTCCACGTTTACCACCAACCATTACTAGATCTCTGGGAGAGAACTGTATTTCGTGGTCGTATTCCTCATTGAGGCCGAGAGGCACGTACTTAGCTAAATCTTCTTCTGGCTCAAACAAGGGAATACGTTGCATACTCTCTTGTGGATCTTCCAAATCTACCTTCTGCTCAATATCGAGTACAATTTGGTGAAGATGATTGACAGACTCTTGTGCATCCTCGAACGCAACAGAGTTTTCAACATAGTCTTCAAGTGAATCCAGAATTTCTTTTTGAGTGTATTCGTTCTTCAAGTACTGGAGAAGCATATCAGGGTCGGCATCGACCTCAACTGCTTCCACTGCGAACAGTTTTTCACGAGTACTTGAATCACGAATCTCAAACTTTAGATCTTCAATCGTTGGCATTTTATGAAAATCGGTAGAGTGTTTATCTATAACCTTATAAAGACTATGATATTCCTCCGGCAGATAATGCCTATGCGTAACACTCCAAGTCTGAAAGTCTCCGAGTGTAAGCACTTGCTTTATCAAAGCACTTGCGATATTCAATGAAATTCTCCCGATTTCAAATCTAAAAAAAGTGAGTAGACCCCGAAGAGCCTACTCTATAAACTAAAAAGGATTAAGCAGAAGCTTTTTCTTTCTTAGCTGCGCCATCATAGTCAGCGGCTGAAAGGCCACGACGAGTTAGCATAGTCTTGACGCCACGAGCAGTTTTGCCAATCGCTTCAGCGATATCTTCAACACCCATGTTACCGATATCAGCCAAGTCAGCTAATGGATCTTCTTTAGAAGCGCCTTTAGTTGTTTCTTGACGTGGGATCGCGTCAATGTCTCCAGAACGTAATAGGCTAAGAGCCTTACCACGAATAGAGTTTACAGAACGTTCTAGTTCAGCAGCGATTGCTTCTACGAAAGCACCGTCTTGTACCATAGATACAAAGGTGACTTCTTCAGCTGGAGAGTACGTGCGTACAGCTTCAACTTTAGGGGCAGGCTTGACGTGACCAGTAAGTTCCATAGAGAGGATCTTGCCTTGAATAGACTTAGCAGAAAAGTGTCCATCTTCAAAATGAGACGCGATTTCAGCATAAGTATAGGTTCCGCTGTTGTCAGAGACAAAAGCAGCAAGAGTAGCTTCTTGACCATCGGTAAAGGCTCGGCTAGTAGCCGCAGAAGCTAGTTCTACATCGTGTCCCATCTTTCGCAATTTGCTTGAGATAGATCGAGTAGAGGTATCAAGTTCAACAGCTGCTTCCGCAACAGTTGCTTGAGAAACGGGGCTTTCGCCACCGACAAAATCAGTTAGAGCGGTAGTACGCTCGTCATTCCACTTAGGTAGTGCCATGTTATTTATTCTCCAATAAATTCTAAAAGGTTAGTTATGATTTGAACGCCAGACTCTCTGGCTTTCTTAGTTTTTGCGGATTCGACACCGCTTTCGTTCACCAGAATTGTGACATTTTTAGTCAAACTTGTTTTGACTACATAACCAAGCTCTTGAAGTTTGCTATGAGCCTCGGTTTTAGATTTGTAACTGGTAAGTTTACCACTAATACAAACAGTCGGACCGTGGGTTATGGTTGTGGTTTTATCAAACTTGAAACTGAAAGGTAACAAAGATACTTGATAAAACTCTTCTTCAATCCACTTTAATAAATTAGCTGTAGATTTCTCTCCTAGCCCTGCTTCTCGGCATGTTTCGTAGTCTATTTCTTCAATATCAATGCAGACTTTGGAAAGCTTTTCCGAGGCAGTTTTGCCAATAAGAGGAATACTAAAAGCAGGTAATAGTATATTCAGTGGTGCTTTTTTTGATCGTTCTAGTTCATCTACTAGCTTTACTGCGAGTACTTCAGAGGCTATTCGATCTGCTATCTCATGCGTAGTTAAAGAGTATAATTCCTCAAGAGAAACTATGTCTAACTTTGCAACTGTAACAGGGCCGAGACCTTTAATCTTTAGAGTCTTAGCAAAGTGTTCGATGAGTTTAAGAACTTTTTCTCCGCAATGCGGATTTTTACAATATAAGAGGTAATTGACTTCGTCTAACACCGAACTACAACTAGGGCAATTCGTTGGGGCTTCGATTTTAGTCATGTTATTTCCTCTGAGATTGAATAAGTATTATACGCAGATTTAAGGTTTCTGTCAAGATTTATTTTTCAATACGTCTTACAATCCTGGGAATGATTTCCCCTGATCGTATCACTTCCACCCTACAACCTATCTCTAGGTTAAGGTCTCGTATGTACTCAATATTGTGTAGGGTGGCTCTCGAAACAGTAGCTCCGCCAATGTCAATAGGATCTAAGATCGCCACTGGACTGACTACGCCACTCTTACCGAGTTGCCACACTACATCAATAAGTGTTGTTGCCACTCCCTGTGCCTGCTCTTTAAGAGCGAATGCACCACGGGGGTGTTTAGAGGTATGTCCTAGTTGCAAATACTTAAGATTATCACGCAGTCGATAGACAAGTCCATCGGTGGGGTAATCTGTAGTATCGAAATGATCAACTGAATTGAAGCCGTGTAACTCTAGTTTCCGCAAGGTACTCCTATAGTCTTGGGCTAATTCAGGTGTCGCGTCATATGCAACAAATACTAAAGGGCGTGTCTGAAACTCTAAGAGTCCATTTTCACCCTTCAATCCGAGTGACCCCGCAGCGAAATTGCGAGAGTTCGGAATACTACTAGGGGCAACAACTTCCCCCGTTATTTGGATTAGACGAGTATCCATAATCTCCGAAGGGACTAAGAATCTCATTTTATCCGTGATATCTCTACCCTGTATACCGTCACCGCGAGTTAAAGCTAACCGTAGGCTTCCGTTTACATATAGCAGAGATACTGCCGCTCCGTCTAACTTAGGAGTAAGTATGCAATCAGCTATATCAAGAGGAGCTTTGTCTATGTCAAAACACTTCTGCAACGAGTACATTTGATAAGTATGCGAAACCGCATCCGTAACAGTGTAACCCACTTTGTTGTAGTTGTGCTTTTCAGCTAGAAGGTCAAACTCTTCATCAGAGATGATAGGATAACCCTCGTAGTACATAGTACTCGCTCTATCTAAAAATGCTTGCATGTATTTCCCCTAAATAAGAAAGTATATTATACGGGATTTAAACAAACTTGTCAAGAACTATTTATAAAGATCCTTAATTAGATCTGAAAAATGTTCTTCTACCATTTCCTTTGACTCTGCTAGCGATAGTATCTCTACTAATCCCATGAACATTTCTCTGGAGTTGGAAAGATCAAGCGGCATTGCTACTCCCTCAGGGGTAGGTTTCCATTCTTCATCAAAGTCCATATAATATTTACGAAGATGCAAATACTCAATACCCCGAAAGGTATTGATAGTTAGTCTTACCTGTATCTCTTTGAGTTCATCATAGTGAATAACACGAGAGTATGCTTCGGGAGCCTGATGCAGTTCCATTATCTGCCCTCATTCTTGAGAATAGAAGATAGTGGCACAACACTAGACACATTGGCAGGTCTGAGTAGTCGATATGAGTCGGTATCCCAACAGAAGAAAAGAAGATTGTCATCCGTTTCTTTTGCCCTATTCTTCTTTTTCTGAATGTAGGGAGTAGAGAAGTCTAAGGTACAAACATTGTACTTTAGTTTTTTAGAGTGCTCGCTACGGTAAGTAATAACGGCGTCTCCATATGTGCGCACTAACTGTGCGAGTTCTTGCTTTTTCACTATAGCTCCTTGGGTAGTATTTCAGCAATCATTATTGTGAATGTACTTACTGCAAGGTCATTTCTATAGATACAAAAAGACCCCACTAGACGAATCTAGTGGGGTAGTTTACTTATGCTTCGTTAATTTTTGTAATTATCGCAGTAAAGTATTGTGAGGCTTTACCAGTCAACTTAGAGATAATCTCTTCATCAACGTCTTGGCCTGCGTCGCCTAAAATTGCAATAAGGGCTTCTGCCGCTGCTGCTTTAGAGACACGATTACCACCGCCTCCTCCTGTAGTTGTCCCGCCGCTAGACTTAGCTGCAGGGGTCTTTTTAACATAAACGCCAGCTTTTGTTAAAATCATGCGAACACCATTAGGTGATTCGTCTAGTTCGTCTGCAATACCTTTTACAATCTCCATACTAGTTTCTGGACACGGATCCATTTCTTCGTACATTGATACTGCTTGTGCTTTTTTAGTGTCGTCCCACGCCATGTTGCGCTTCCTTCTGTTAGGGTTTTTGTTTCCTGGGCAGTCGCCCAGAGTTTTAAGTTGTTGTTCGTAGAATCTTTGTCCCATATATTCCTCGATTTCAGAATGGATATTATACGGCAATTTTAACCATGTTGTCAAGAAATATTTTTTATAACCTCTCCAAATTTACTCCATACTTTTCTAAATGTGTTAGCTTACCAAGTTCGTAAGCAGGAGCATACGCTGAAAAGCCTCCAGATTGTACATTAGCGAAATAAGTATCTTCGCTATCTACTTTTTGTACTACATAAATACTATAGCAAGGACAGCCATACTTGGCTTCGTAGTCTATGTTTGCCATACCTTTCTTTGAGGCTAACCAATCTAGGTCTAGTCTATCCTTAACTATAACCGTACTATGATATATTGCAGACCAAGCAATTTCGCCCATTTTAAAGTCGTCAGCCACACACTCGTCAGGAAAGTAGTGCGGAGTTAGTCTTTCTTCTTTGTTGTTTGGTCGCGACGGGACTCCAACTCTTTCAAGAACTGCTCGTACAAACCCTGCTGAACGAAAGAGTCGTTTAGAAATATCTGATATAGTATCTCCTCCGAGGAAACTTGAACACGCCTCATTGATTTCTGCATCAGTCGCTGGCCTGCCTCGTAGACCTGCCTTACGCTTTTTGGTATATTGTTTTTGTTCATCATATTCTTCTATAATATTACTTAGCCTAGTAG